GGGTTCCTAATCTTTTCTCCTTCCTTCAATAGGGATTTAGGTATCTGCAATACCACCGACAACTACATGTTACACCCTTCTCCCGATGGTTGTAAAGTGTGAAGGGGCATTCTGGACTCCCGCCAGTCTAAGCCCCTTTTTTTATGCAATCCTTTCCCTTCCGATAGCCTTATCAAAAGCCCTGCACTGTGGGCAGTACCAGCCAATCCGAGAAGGTCTAAAGCCGTCCTCAACTTCAGTATGCTTGATCACCTGTTGCGCTTGTGAACCGCACTGGCATGGCTTCACTTCCATCGTCTCATCCTTTTTTTGCATATCGAAATTATTCTCTGAAAATCTTTAATTGTGTAATTACGGGGGCGATTATCCTGCTCCAATTTTTCTAGTTTTTCAATACCGACCCTGATCACCAGTTGTTTTCTGTACTCGACAATGTTCCCGGATAGGTGTCTGTTGCATTTCACGCACTGGGAATGGCAGTTATGGATATGAAAGGCTAGATGTGGCGATGACCCTCTGGACCGATAGTGACCTGCATCAAAATCACCACCACGCACTGTAACGCCCTGAGAAGCCCCACAGGACACGCAGGGCTTACCCCTATCCCTTACCCTTATGTACTCGTTAAACGTTCTCTGAGCGTCTCTCTGCCAATCTGAGCGCGTCTTTAGCTTATCTTTGGTGATACGCCTCTCTTTACTAACTACTTTCTTGGCAAATCGCTTTGCCCGGTCAGTCTTGGCGTACTCAGCCAAATGCTCAACAGAGCAAAAGGATTTTAGGCTGGAGATTATCGCATCAGTCTCTGGGATCTTCTTCCTGCAATGTGCGCAGCGTCTGGTTTTCATCGAGTTCCTTGATCGCTAAAAAATATGGCCTGACAAAATTCCGGTAAAACAACACCTCAAGTGACACCATCAGGTCATACTGTTCTTTGAGTTGTTGCCTGCTCATGCCCTCCAAGCCGTTCAGTAGCTGGTCTTTTGCCACATGGACCGCCTGCATCAAATCCTGCTCAATCTCCATAACGTTCTCCTATACCGCCACGAATGACATTTCAAACGATTCAAAGTTATTTAGATCATCGACAAACATGTACCTGCAATCCACCTTCTCAACAAAGCCATCAATAATATCACCCTCACGCGCAACGAATGATTTCCTGCCGCGCCAGAAGTCTTGCTTGTCTTCCCAGCCAAGTAACCAGATCCTGTCATCTGACAAATATGTGAAAACGTAGGTATCTGTGTCCTGATCTCGCTGCGACAGTGGCACACGGATCATATAGTTCGGTTTAGGCTTGCCAACTGACTTCTTTGTCTTCACATCAACCCGGCTACCCATCACCTCAAAATCGTGATCAAAAGAATCTTGGGCAACGTAATCAAAGCTAAGCCCAGAATCTATCAGATACCGACCGAAGGCCAGCTCACCGATGGTCCCGGCTACCTGACCCTCACCGCATTCTTTTATAGTCGTTAAGTTAAACTTGTCACCCGTTGCCATTTTGTCGGCATAATCACGCCATTCTTTTTTTACGATGTAATCAATCATTGCTTAACTCCCGCTTTTTTACGGTGTAAATTTCTTCGTATCGTTTTTTTTGTTTTAATACGGAATAGTACATCTTGTTGTTGCACTTGATGTACGCCCTGAGATTCCTGCGCCATCCGACCTTTTGCCATCCGGTTCTGACAACCGTGTCAGGTGGAAAATTCTCATGATAGAGCAGGTGAGTTGCTATGATTGAGAAAGCCCGTTTTTTTCTCTGACTTGTTGGGTCTCGCAGGCTGCTTAATCTTTCCTCAACCTCATTCTCATCATCTTCCGGGTAGGTGACTAACTTTTCTCGGTCTGAATAAAAGTCGCGGCTGGCAATCATGCGGTCATGGTTGCGGTGCATTGTTGCAATACTGCCATCCTCATTTGTTACGGCAAAAGCGTCAATCTTGATCATTATTCCCTCCCGGTAGGCCACGGCACTGACACATCAAACTTTTCTATCAGATGCCTGTTCAAGACTTCATAAACTAGTACCATCTCAGATGCTGTTGGCTCGGTTGTTGATTCTTTTTCCAACACCACCTTCTGCACTGGCCGCCATAGAAATTCTTTAGCCCGGTCCGCTGTCCACGGTATATCTGCTTGGGGCTTTAGTGTTTTTTTCATATCCAAACCAGCGTCATTCAGTACGCCAGCCAAGTGCGCAAGCCACAGGTGCAGGGCGTTATTCTGAGCCTGACTGCGCTTCTTGCCAATGACCCATGTGAATGTGACATATTTGTGATCTTCGAATAGTTTTTCGGCGTATTCTAAGAACTGATCTTTTGTGAACTCGCTGTTGACCACCCATCTTCTCCCGGTAGTATCCATCTTATTTTCCCGCCAAGTCGTATACAGTGATGTCCAGCGCATCAGCTATCTTCACTGCCAGTGATAGTTTTACATCCCTACTCTTGCTGACCCAGTGAAACCTCTGCTGAGACATACCCAATTTTTCAGCCATGTAGGAATGCTTGATCCCCCTGTCTAACAATATTTTTCGTAAATTTTCACCAAAATTCATAAGGTGCTCCAAATTGCCCCCCGGAGGGGGCGTTAGTGACTAAAACGGTGGGCTACTCAGATCAAGATCATCGTCAAAGGCCGGCGCTGGCTTCTTTGGTGCTTCTGCCTGCTTCTGCTTCTGCTTCAGCTTGATGCGAACACGCGGCTTCTTGGGGTTTTCTTCCAGTTGCTCTTTAGATGTTATGTATACATCCAGAAAGTATTCAGCGCCATTGACCATTGCGGAACCAGTGAAAGACGCTTGCCAGTCCTCTGTTCTTTTGTCGTTGGCCCATGCTGCGCCCTGATTGTCGTTATCGTACTGTGTCATGCTTCATCTCCGTGGTTATAGTAAAGGTATTTTACTTGTTGATTTATGGCCTTCAAACTGGCATTCCATGCCAAACTCCAGACCCTTTGCAGCTCCTCATCTTCGTCCTGCCACCGAAGCCCAGTGGTTTGTTCATAAACGTATTCAAGCATTTCCATTTCATCCCGCCATAAAGTCTTTGACTAATTTTTCGCTGAGTGCGCAAGCCATCTCAACCTGTTCAGCCAGCTTGTCAATGAACTCTTGATCGCGCTCAACACGGACCAAAAGCAGTGTCATGTCTGGGTGATACGCCATGAAATCGCACCACTCCCTATGTGTCACCCACATCTGACCCTGAACTTGGGGGATATAGGTTGATGGAAGTACATTGCCAGCGCGTAAATAGCCGACCATTGTGTTACCCATTGGGCATTTTATTTCCAGAAGCCCGTGATCACCAACTAAGCCGTCAGGTGAGCAACCCGCCTCCAAATCATCGTGTAGACAAAACCCGATGTCAAAAACACTTTCACCAGAAATCAATTCATAAACTTCTTTTGCAAGTGGCTCAAGATCTGTCCCTCTTTGCATAGCTTCTGACACAAATACATTGGCCTGCTTTCCCGTGATCCTCTCAGCAACCAGCTCATCAACATAACTCATAGCTGAAGCTGATGGCTTGCCCGTAGGTGTTATCAACTTATGAAAGCTGGACGCGCAGGGCTTACCCAGACGCGCCTGAAACCAACCTTCTGTTCTCTGTTCGTGTTCAGTGACTCGCATTGTCAGCCTCCATGCGTTGTAATTTTTTCTCAAGAATTGACACGGCGTTCTGATACTGACCAGCGGTCATCTCAGATAGAGAGTTGACTTTAAAGTGGCGAGTGAATGAATCATACTCTGTCTCGCTGGCCTCCATCAGATCAACAAGATTATCAACCTGATCTTCTGTCAGTGGCTTTTTGAGTTCAGCCGCCTCTGCTTGTGGAAGATCTTCGCCTGCATAGATGTAAATGCCAAGACCGTGCATTGCGATGCACTTAACTAAGCAACGCATTTTAGTGTCAGACACCTGACGCGCATTTGGATTAATCACTGCATTATTGCGGTTATCCATGACAGGCAGCCACATAGAACGTGAAACTGATTTTTCAGAGTCAGTAGAGCAGACCACGGTAACAGTACAGTGAACTTCAACAGAGCCGTCAGGATAGACGGTATTTTCTGAGAACTCATAGAATGAGTTTGGATAGACATCTAGTAGCTGGCTGTAAGCCCATGTCCACGAAAGGTAAGAAAGGTTGCCCTTCTTTTCTATATGTTCTGATACGTTGATTGCGGAAAGGTTTTTCCAGACCGCGCCATGAAATGATTGTTGCATTTTAATACTCCCGTTGTTTGTGAGAGAGTATTATAATCACAACTAATTAGAAAAAGAAACTATTTTATTTTAAATATTTACCAGTTTTGATCATTGCGCATATTTCTATGGCTCGATCTTTGACCTGTGAGGCGTACTTGCTGTCCATAAATTCGGCAGCAGCGAGATCATAATTAGCATCAGCCATTGCAGCTAATGCCTTTTTGAAACCATTCAGCCGGGTTAAGCCTATGTTGAATACGAGATCTATCATAGCGTCCCTACGGGCTTCGTTCAGGTCGGAAAACCAATTAAACGCACCGCCAAGCTCTTTTGCGCAGCGAGCTGTATCTTCCTCAAGCATGAATTCCACTTCAATATCGCTAAGACCAAGACCACTCTCGGATACATTCCTGCCAATACCAATAGTCGCGTGTCCAGCAGGGCAGTCGTACACAATATGCCGACCAGCAGAGTTTTTTACTTCGCCTTCATGCCTGCGAAGCATTTCAGTTAGCTTGCTCATTTATCATCCTTCGTGTTTGATGCGCCGAAATAGAAACTGATAATCGCGCTGGTAGTACCGCCCAGCCAGCCAAGCACTAAATTAATAATTTCTAATGGATTGTCTTCTGGGTCGGCCACCGTAATCATAAATATATACCCCAAGAATCCGGCAACCAGTGTTATCGCAATGATGCGTGGTGTCCAGTCTTTGGCAAAATATTTACGGGCATCCTGAATATCGGCACTCTGTAGGGCAAACAAGTCTACATCAAGAGACTTCATGCGAGCTTCGAATTCCAGTTCTTGCCGTTTGATCTCAGCTAGTTGGTCTGGCGTTACTTCCTGCATAGCCTTTTCAATAGACCCAGCGGAAGGCTCACAACCTAAAACACCAGCAATTATTTTCCCGGCAGCACCACCCAGTGGACCACCCATAGCTGCACCAAGAGATGGGGCAACAGCGCCAACCAGATTCTTAATCTTTAGAAATTTCATTTCCAATCCCAGCGATTTCTATGCCACGGACAACTTACCCGATTACGATGAGTAACATCAGGACGGCTACTACGATTGTTTTCACACCCAGACAGGAGTCGCAATCCCCGTGTACAATCTTGCCGATTTTCTCCAAACCTTCCACTACCTTTGCTTTTACCTTTTCCATTACTTTTTATCCTCTTTGTTATCCAGCTTATTAAAGATGCCCGAAAGCATTGACTTAATTTCCCGTATATCTTCTCGATAATCGTCTTTTTTAACGAAATCCGCATACAGTAACCTCTCTAACTGTACTTGATCGCTCCTCAACTTACTAATTGCGTCGTAGACTGATCGGATCATCCAACCGGATAACATCATTACAACAGACAAAGCGACGTTAAATAACACTTGAAAATCCATAACTACTTCCTTCTACGACTTAAAGCTATACATGCTTATATTATTGGGCTTCTGCTATTAAAGCAACGATAGCGGCTAGTACACCGCCACCAAGAGCAAAAAGGAAAACAATAAGAGCCAAATCCATCGCGTCTTTCTTTGCCACTGCTTTAGCCATTGCTGCGCGTAATCGCTCGTTCTTAATGTTCCTACGCTCTCTTAGCATTTCTCTATAGAACTCACCTTGCCCAGAATAAATCAGGAATTCACGCAACTCGTTCTCCATCTCCCTTGCTTTGGTCTTTGCTATGGTAATTTCTAGTGCTTGCGACTCAATGCTTTTACCATTTAGTAACTTTTTGGCATACGTGGCGGTTTCGTTCTCAATACTAGCTTGCGTAATACGCTCATTAGCATCCCAGAACTTGCCAAGAGTCTCGCCCATGTCTTGCAGTTCTTTG